TTAGATGGCAATTTACAAAAAAATGTAATGCTAGCCGCAGAAGAATATTTCAGAGCCACTGGTAAAAAATTACAAGTCAATAGTGCTAAACGTGATTCGGACGATCAACAAAGATTGTATGATGAAACAGTTGCAGCCGGACGTCCAGGTATAGGACCTACTGGAATGCGAGTAGGTCAACCTGGTACTAGTTCACATGAATTGGGACAGGCTATTGACATACAACAAGGTAAATCTGATCAATTAGCAATTGACATTCTTAACAAATATGGATTAAAGCAAACAGTAGCGAATGATCCTGTACATTTTGCTTTCCCTAAAGCTAACGATGGTGGTATAGGAAACGGCCCAGAAACTGGATACCCTGTCGAATTACATGGCAGAGAATTAATTCAGCCCATAGATCCTAATTCTGTATTAGAAAAATTAGCAACATTACCGGCAGATCAACCACAACCCACAGTCACAACTGCTAGTGGCACAGATACAATATTAAAAGAAATGAAAGATATGCAGGCTCAATTTTATACTATGATGATAGAAAAATTTGATAATATGATTGACGAATTAGGTGAAGGTAACAGTATGACCAATAACTTATTAAAGTATTCTAGGAACTAAACTAAATATTCATATGACTTATAAAAAGAAATTCTTAAATAAGAGTGGTATTTCCAGCCCTATTTCGGGCGCTAATAGCAATAGCGGAGCTTGGAATGGAAGTCCCGGTCAAAACGGTATGCCAACTGGCGGTTGGAACAACACTGAATTTGGCTATAAGAATTATATGAGTAGGCTTCCCGAAGTTTACACAGGTCATCCAAACAGAATCGAACGTTATAATCAATATGAAATGATGGACGTTGATGCTGAAATTAATGCGTGTTTAGACATTATTTCAGAATTCAGTACAATGAAAAATGAACAGAACAAAACTCCGTTCATGTTTGAATTTAAAGACGATCCTACTCCGCATGAAGTAGAATTATTAAAAACACAATTACAACAATGGTGTAAATTAAACGAATTTGACACAAGAGTATTTAAAATATTCAGAAATGTTATTAAATACGGCGATCAAGTGTTTGTTCGTGATCCAGAAAACTTTAAGTTATACTGGGTTGACATGGTAAAAGTTATTAAAGTTATCGTTAATGAAAGTGAAGGTAAAAAGCCGGAACAGTACGTACTAAAAGACTTAAATATTAATCTACAGAATCTATCAGTAGCACAAAAAACTAATACAGACTTTGCTGCCAATCCAGCAACTGGATTAGGTGGTACTGGTGGCGGAACAAACACACCATATACTGTTCCGGCTATGCCATATAATACAAGTGGTAGCCGTTTTACATTAGGTCAAAGTGAAAGTGCTATTGATGCTAAACATATCGTACACCTAAGTTTGACGGAAGGCCTAGATAGATTTTGGCCGTTTGGTCAGTCAATCTTAGAGAACATCTTTAAAGTTTACAAGCAAAAAGAATTATTAGAAGATGCGGTTCTAATCTATCGTGTACAACGTGCTCCTGAACGTAGAATGTTCAAAATTGACGTTGGTAACATGCCAAGTCATATGGCTATGGCTTTTGTAGAACGCATTAAAAATGAAATCCATCAGCGTAGAATTCCATCACTCTACGGTGGTCAATCGATAGTCGATGCCACATACAATCCACTTTCAATGAATGAAGATTACTTCTTCCCAGTGACGGCTGACGGCAGAGGTTCTTCTGTAGAAGTTCTACCTGGTGGACAGAATTTAGGTGAGATTGATGATTTGCGTTATTTTAATAACAGATTAGCACGTGGTTTGCGTGTTCCAAGCTCATATTTACCTACAGGTCCTGATGATAATACAACACCATTAAGTGATGGTCGTGTTGGTACTGCAATGATTCAAGAATTTAGATTCAATCAATATTGCGAACGTTTACAAAACTATATTGCAATGAAATTAGATGAAGAATTTAAGTTATTCTTGCGTTGGAGAGGTTTCAACATTGACAGCGGTTTATTCCAATTAAAGTTTAATCCACCACAAAACTTTGCGGCATATCGTCAAAGTGAGTTGGATACAGCACGTGTATCAACATTCGCAAGCATGGAAGCGTTCCCTTATATCTCTAAGCGTTTTGCACTAGAACGATTCTTAGGTTTGACCGAAGAAGAAATTGCTAAAAACGAAGAACTTTGGCGTGAAGAAAACAACAAAACAGAAGATAGTCAACCACAAGGTAGTGATTTACGTAATGTGGGCGTTAGCGTTGGTGATATTGAACAAGATGAGCAAGCTGGTGAAGAAATGGAAGAACTGCCACCAGAAGAAGGTACCGAACCAGTATCACCTGATGTAGCTGGTCCGGTACAATCAGCACCGGGTGCAATGCCCCCATCGGGCGCCCCAGCTTAATAAGATAAATAAGTATATGAAATTATACGAAATGTACGATCCTCCAATACAAGGTTATCAGGATGCTCAAGCTGATAACAGTAAACCTATTTGGAAACAGTCTAGAAAAACAAAACTAACACTAAAACAGATTCGTAAATTACGTAAAATGATGGATGTTCGTAACTACGAAAAGAAGCAACATCTTAAAAAAGTTCATGACCAATATGGACCTAAAGCAGAAGCAGAACAGCCTTCTGTTTAATTTTCTCCTATCTTTGTAAAAAACGCAAAAAAATAGCACATTTTGAGCTATTTTTTCGACTATGCGCTAAATAATTCTACAAAGCCATTTCTATTCAGGAGAAACTAATAATGGATAACAAAAAATTTGAACAACTTATTGATTTGATTATCAATGAGAACGAAGAACAAGCACGTGAACTTTTCCACGAAATCGTTGTAGAGAAATCTAGAGAAATCTATGAGTCAATCATGGATGAAGAAATGATGGGTGATATGGATGAGGGCATGGGAGGTCAAGTCGGTGACCTAATGGACGAAATCAATGCTGAAGAAGCAGGCGGCATGACAGAAGATGAAGATGCTGACATGGATGATATGGGCGATGAAGAAATCGTTGATATTGACGCTGAAGAAATGAGTGACGAAGAAGGCGGCGAAGTTGAAGATGCCGTAATTCGCATTGAAGATAAACTAGACCAACTAATGTCTGAATTCGAACAAATCATGGGTGGCGATGAAGGTGAAGAAGACCTAGCCGACATGGGTGACGAAGAAGGTGACGAAGAAGGTAACGCTGACGAAGAAGGCGAAGAAATGATGGAAGCTTCTGACGATGAAGAAGATCAAGAGTCTGTCGAAGAATCTGTTATGGAAGCAATCACACTAAAGAAAGTTGGTGGCGATCAGTATCCTAAGTTTGGTCACATGGGTGACAATGGTGCTCAAACAAAGAGCCCAGGTCTACAAAACAGTGGTCAAGCTGGTATGGATTCTAAGCCAGTTAAATTTAGTGGACAAGCTGAAGCAGTTCCATCAAGCCCTAAAGAGCCAACAAATGCTTATACAAAGGGTAAGACACAGGTTAAAGATGCTACAGCATGGAAAAATGCTCCAGCACAAGCTAGCCAAGATTTAGAAAGTGCTCCAAAAGCTCACACAGGACAAGCATCCGGTGTTAATACAAAGAGCCCAGTAGCAGAATCTAAAAAGATTGTAAAGAAAATCGTTAGATAAGGAAACTGAGAGCAATGGCTTTGTATCTCAAAGAACACCTAACTTTCGACCGTGCCGGTATGGTAGTCGAAAGTGAAGGTGACGGCGACAAGAAGAATCTCTATATGAAAGGGATCTTCATTCAGGGTGGGGTAAAAAACGCAAATGAGCGTGTTTACCCCGTCAATGAAATTGAAAATGCTGTAAAGACATTGAACGAACAGATTTCTAATGGTTATTCTGTATTAGGTGAAGTAGATCACCCAGATGACCTAAAGATTAATTTGGACCGTGTGTCTCATATGATAACAAGTATGTGGATGGACGGTGCTAATGGTTTTGGAAAATTAAAAATATTACCTACTCCAATGGGTCAGTTAGTAACTACCATGTTGCAGAGTGGGGTCAAACTAGGTGTTTCAAGTCGTGGTAGCGGTAACGTGAATGACTTGGACGGAAAAGTCAGTGATTTTGAAATTGTCACTGTAGATATTGTTGCTCAACCTAGCGCACCTAATGCTTATCCAAAAGCAATTTATGAAGGTATGATGAATATGCGTCATGGTCATAAATTGATGGATATTGCAAAAGAAGCAAGAGGCGACAAAAAAGTAGAGAAATACTTGAAAGAGGAAGTAATGCGCCTCATCAAGGATCTCAAAATCAATTAAAGGGGAATAAGCATGTTTGATGCTATCAAACCATTACTTGAGAGCGGACTTATTAATGAGGATGTTGGGCAACAGTTAAATGAAGCCTGGGAAGCCAAATTAAATGAAGCACGTGATCAAGTTCGTGCGGAACTACGTGAAGAATTCGCACAAAAATACGAACATGATCGTAGCGTGATGGTTGAAGCCCTAGATAAAATGGTAACAAATGGTCTTTCAGAAGAAATTTCTGAATTTCATAACGAAAGACAAGCAATGCACGAAGACCGTGTAAAAGCACAACAAAAACTACGTGAAAGCGCAACAAAATTTAATAACTTTATGGTTACAAAACTAGCCGAAGAAATTAAAGAGTTACGTACAGATCGTAAGTCAATGAAAGAAAGCCAAGAAAAATTGGAACAATTCATTGTTCATGCACTTGCCCGTGAAATTAAAGAATTCTCACAGGACAAGCAAGCAGTTGTTGAAGCTAAGGTTAAGTTAGTTGCTGAAGGTCGTCAACAACTAGAAGTACTAAAGCAGAAGTTTATTGCTGAAAGTGCCGCTAGAATGAACGCCGCTGTTACTAAGCATCTAAAGGGTGAACTAACTCAGCTTAAG